CCTTGCAGCAGGGCTTTCGGGATGATCTCATTCCGCACTCGCCCTGTCTTCGCTCCCCCTGGGACACCCGTGAGCGCCATCATGTTCTCGATGTACAGCTTCTCCGGTGTCTTCTTCTTCAACGAGGCGAGCCCGTCGCACAGCGTGATGTGCAAGCCTCTCAGGTCCTTGTTGACCTTCACTCGGTCGATGGCCTGCTCGAGTTCCGTCACCAGGATCTGGTGTTGATCCTGCGCGTTGTACTCGGCCCCGACGGCTGTCGGCATGTCGACTTTCAACTGGAAGTCACAAGCCCAGCTTGGTGCGGGTTTCTCGCCGTCCTTCTCCGCCATCATCCTCTGAAACTCGGCCGCCGCCTTGATGTCCTCGGCTGTCTCTTCGGTTTCCGCGGGCCTCTCCACATCGTACTCGAAAGGGAAGTACACGGCCTCATCTGCTAGGTGGTCCTTGATGGTCTGATCCACCAGCACGTCCTCTTGGAACCTCAGCTGCACTTTGTGGAATAGATTCCGTGTAGCCTCTCCGGCCACAATCACCCCGCGTTTCTTGGCGTGGTTGTGCAGCGCGCCTCCGGCCTCGCAGTATCCTAGCCCCTCCCTAATCCACAGGGCGATTCTCTTCAGGATACCATCCGTCTCCCCGATCTTATCCATGTGCTCCAGCGCGTCATCAACGATGGACCTGTTCAGTCTCCTGCGATATGTTATCAGGATAAAGACCGCGAGCACGATGTCGTCCAGCGTCTGCTGGTCAACATTCCAGGCATACTCCCTGACCTCCCCGGCTATTCTCATCTCTCCCGTCAGGGTTCGCGCGTACGCTCGCGCTGTTTCCAGAGTGAACGCCTTCTCCACCCTGGCTGTACAGAACTCGTACAGTTTCTTGAACTTCTTGCAATCAACCGGGATGAAGTACTCGGTATTGTTGGCTGGGTTCTTGTAAGCCCTCTTGCAGAAGCCGTCTTTTGCCATCACCCTGTAGTTGGGCACAAAGATGATGGACTGGAAAACATTCGGGATCTGATAGAACATGTTTCCCCCTGCAGTCACACGAGTGATGGATAACTCGAACTGCGATCCCCAGCACCTGCTTTTCTCTATCATGAGGTTGAAGCCAAAAGGCGTCTCGAAGCCACCTTTCAGCAAGTAGGCGAGCCAGTGCTCCCTATCATGCACGTATGCAAAGGCTGGATCCCCGATCCACCTGAACCTCAAGTGCTTACGACCATCCTTCACGATGGTGTCGAAAGCATAGCCTTTCTCGGCGGACTCCCAGGCCTCGACCACGAGGGCCTCAACCGGGAAGTGCATGTAGGCTCTCAGCACCCTGGTGCTGTGGTTCCGCATGCCCTCAGCTAGCTTGTCCAAGCTGATGTCATACAGCGAATGGTTCGCTATGGCATGCGGGGCAGTGCTGTTACAATTCTCCCACCCCGACAAACAGAAACTTTCCGTCGGCACGCAGGAAGCGAGCATCTGGACGTCTGCGTGCAGCTGTTCCAGAGTCAATCCTCCCACGGCGATACCTCTCGACTGGTACTTGTTTGGTGCCAGGCCTCTCAGATAGACGGAGGCGGCCGAGACAAAATGTCTCTGCTGGTCCCGAGCGGACCTCAAAGTACAGCCATGCGCGCTCTTCTTGCCAAGAGCTCTCTGGGCAAACTTGCTGGCACTAGGCCCTAT